AACACCGGTACCGGCGCGACATCGTCCTCGGTGAACTGCTGGACCCCCTCGTCCAGCATGACGGTGCACGGTGTTTCGACCCCGCCTGCGATATAGAGCGCCGTATCAGCGATGCCAACGGCGCGGCACGATTTGAATGCAAGCGCGTCGAAGCGCTGCAGGAAAGCCTTCTGGTTCAAACGAGTGGCCTCGCGGTTTCCATCGCCTTCTCCAGCTCCCGCTTCAGGTAGAAGGGCATGAGCTTCTTCCACGTGTCCTCGGCCATGCCGAAGATGTCGTAGCGCTGCTGGTAATTGGCGGTGTTTGTGAATATGAAGATGGAACGCACACCGGAGCCGCGTCCGATGCGCTCGTAAATGCCAGGGCGAAGCGCGCCGCGACGCTTTGTGATCACGAAGTACTCGCCATCTCGGTTGTTTCGCTTTCCCCTGCGTCGCTTCCGGCTTACGTCCGTCTGGTTCTGGTATCCATCTCGCTGGGCCCCAAGCTGCGACAGGATCTTCGTGATCTGGCCAGCGGAGACGTTGCCGAACTGATTTGCTTGGGCGCCACGGCCCATCACGGCGTATTGGCTTGGCGACAACAAACCCCTGCTCTGCAGCAGCCGCTCAAAGCCCTTGCGCCTTCGCTTTCCTCCGTCGACCTCCGCCAACAGATACTTCGCCGGCGGCGTGCCCTTGAATGCTTCGTCGCGGATGTAGATCTCTGCGTATGGCCGGTCTTTCGTCGCCTTGCGGTACATCGCCGCATTGACGGTTAGCGGCGTGGGCCGGTCGAACGCCTTCGGTGCACGCTGTTTCCAGCGTTCCCGGATCTCGTAGGCAACCTTGTTCGCTGCCTGCGAGGCCGCGAAAGGGAGCTGGCTGCGCTCCAGCTCGGAGAGCTGGCGGCCCAGCACGTTGTCCGGGTCAACCGCGATCCTGATCTGTGCCATGGAACCTCCAGCCTGGCCCGCAGATGCGGGCCAGGCTCCTGACTTACTTCGCGCCCGGCTTCAGCCGGATGACCGCATCGGGGCGAGTGTTGATGTTCAGCGGGTTGGACTGGCTCTCCAGCTGAATGCCCTTGTTCATGCGCATCGGGGCCGACTTGCTGTAGTACGGCAGGCCGACGCCGCGAACGGTTTCCAGGTAGTCGGCCGGCGCGAAGCGGGTCATGAACATGTCCGGCACGCCCAACGGGAACGCGATCGCTTCGTTGTCGGGGAGTGCGAGCTTGCTGCCCGTGCCACCCGGCAGCTCCTCAAAGGTCACTTCCCCGAAGGTGAAGCCCTTACGCAGGTCAGAGCGCAGCGCCGCCCCGTCCTGCCAGCGCTTGTAGGCCTCCGCCACGTCCGGGTGATCAACAAGGGCATCGAAGAAACCGGCGCTGCAGAACACGTGGATGCCGGTGTAAGGCACGTCGCCCAGCTTTTCCTCGATTGCACGCTTGATCGAGACAACCTTGGAGCGGACCTTCGTGCCCTCCTTGGTCAGCTCCATGCCGATCACCGACTGCTGTACCTTGAACTCGTCGTAGAAGTTCAGGATGACAGAGCCGTCGGCATCCAGCAGCTTGCCCTGCAAGGCGCCCATGCGGTGGTACTCGATCGTGTAATCCAGGTCGCGCTTGTGCAGAGCCTGCAACCCGTTGACCAAGGCAGCCACGTTGGTACCTTCCGGGTCGGCCGGGTCCCATACGCCCAGCAGCTGATCAGCCATCACGGTCGAGTTTTGCGGCAGGTGGGTGGTTTCCAGCAGCTTCACCTTGCCACGGTCCAAGCCCTTGGGCTGGCCCGGAGAGCCGCGCGGGACATTCGGCACCAGCACCAGCTTGTTGTCCTTGATGCCGATCCTGACGATGGTGGTGCCGACGAGACCTTCTTCCTGGAAGAGGTTCATGTCGCCGATACGGGTGGAGATGCGCGGCAGGTTGTTGATGTAGGCGTTCAGTTCGCCGAAGCCCAGCGCGCCCAGCGCCAGAAGGGTCTGCAGATCCATGATGTCTGTCTCTCTCGAAAAGGGGGATACGAAAAAGCCCCGCCGAAGCGGGGCCGTGTGTCACGGGGGTAAGCGGGTTGAGCCGACTCAGGCGGCGTCGATGGTGATGGTGTCGCTGGTGGCTTCGGCCAGGTCGGTAGCGGTCACCTTCAAGGTGTACTCACCGGCGGCACTCAGTGATGCCGCATCCCAGGTGACCACACCGCCCACCGCCGCCTTCGCACCGCCGCCGGCCAGGTTGCCGGTGCCGCTGGCCTTGGCAAGAGTCACGCTGATGGTGCTGCCGGTCACCAGCGCGCCGAACACGTCCTTGACGTGCGCCACGATCGGCTCGAGGACTTCACCCGCCTTACCAACCAGCGGGGTGTCCGCAAACACCAGGTGATGTGCGGTATTGGAAGCAATCGGCGCTACCGTCCAGCGGGTAACGATGCCGGACTCTGCCAGGCTGATCGCCGCCAGCAGCTTCTGGTCAGCAGTTACGCCATCGACCCACACCAGCTTTTCGCCGAACACCTCGGCATCACGTGCGACCGCTGCGCCCTTCACTGCCAGCGCGGCCGAATCGGCACCGGTTTCGACCGGGCCATAGAGCACCTTGACGGCATCGGCGCCGTTGACGGCGACAGTGTTGTCCGCCTTCAACAGAGTGCCAGCAGCCAACATGCCCTGCCCGGCCGGGATACGGATCAGCTCGCGGCTGCGCTCGCCGTTCGCTTCGGACAGCAGGAATTCGCCGGTGCGGGTGCCGGCCAGAGAAATCTCCATATCAGTTACCTCGATTCTTGTAGATGTTGGTGGGGTCGAGCTTCGCCTTCACGTCGGCGGCGCGTTTTTCGGCCGTGGTGGCCGGGTGTGCGGTGATGACCTGCGAACTGCGGCCCTCCTCCGCTTTCATCGACAACAACTGCGTGCGCACCGTGTCGAGGTCGGTGTTGTTTTCGATGATGCTGGCCGCCAGGGCCTCACCACAGGAAACGGTGGCGGCGCAAGCGTCCAGGACATCGTTCGCGTACTCGAGCGCGGCTGTGCTCGCTTCGCCGGGCTTTTCGCCGCGACGGAGCAGTGCAATGCCGATCGGGGCCGGAAGGTCACTGCCAGCCACAATGGTGGCAAGGCTCTGCAGATCTGCAGGCACCTCTGCCGACCCCTTGAGGTTTTGCGCCAAGACCGCCGGATTGGAGTGCATGCTGGCCTGCGGGTCGACTTCGTCAGCATCGTCGCCGGCCGCGGATGGCGCAGGCGTGCCCCCGGCACCCAAGTGGGCGATGAGGTCATGCCAAGTGCCGAGCCGCGTGGCGAAGCCGATGTCTACCGCCGCCTGGCCACGATAGGTGGCCGCTTCAGTAGCGCGCACTGCGTCCGGCTCCATGCCCAGATTTCGGGCCACGGTGTCGACGAACAGAGTGCGCATGTCCTCCAGGTCGGCCAACGCCTCTGCATGTGCTTCCTCGCTCAGCGGGAAGTTCGGGTTGAAGTCGACCTTGCGCGCGCCGGCGTACAGCGGCGTGACCTTGAGGCCGATCTGGGCATTGTTCCCACTCCAGTCGTAGTGATAGGCAACCACGCCGACAGAACCCACACCACCGGTGCGGCTCACCCAGATTTCGTCGCACGCCGAAGCCAGCGCGAAGCCTGCGGAGGCCGCGTAATCGTCCACGAGCGCATAGAACGGCTTGCGCCCGCGGGCCTGGTAGAGGTGGTCGACCAGATCGAAGCAACCGGAGGCCATGCCGCCGGGAGTGTCCAGGCGCAGGACGATGGCCGTCACCGCGTCATCTTCCAGCAGGTCGTCGAAGGCAGTGCGGATTGCCGCATAGCTCACCGGACCGGGACCACTGGCCCCGGGCATCGGCCGATTGACCATCGCACCGGACAGGTTGATCACACCAATCACCGACTGGGTCACGCCCACGGTCTCACCGGTGGAACCGGTGACCTCGAATCGGTCGGCGCTCAGTTCGCTGTTTGCGCTGGTGATCTTTCCCTCCAGGTAGCCGCCCACCAGCGCCTCGCCGATGGCCGGCTGCACCAGCAACGGCTGGTTGAGGACCGCGGCCGCGAGCGTGGCCACCACCGGGGCCTTGTTACCACGGTTGAGGAGTCGGGCCAGCAGGCCGGGCTTACTCGTCATCGTTGTTTCCTTCGTCGTCGTCGGCGCTTTCGGCGCCGGTTTTCGTGCCCTGCCGCGCGCCGGAGGCGTTGGTGCGGCGGGGGTCGCTGTCGTAAGTCAGGCCCGCCTTGTCGGCCCGGTCGTTGTCGTCCTTCTGCTCGCGGTCAACCTGCTCGGGGTCTTCACCCGAGCCCAGCACCACCGCAGAGCGCGATTTGAAGCCGGCACGTACGGCCTTCACTTCGGAGTTCACGTCTTGCACCGGATGGCTCCAGGGCCAACCCTCCGGCACCCACAACGTCTCGGTCACCTCATCGCGCAGCGCTGCATAGCGCGGGACCTTCAGCAGTCCGGCCAGCACTGATTGGTCGAAGAACGCATCGCGCACGCGCTGGCAGAACATCGGGATCATGTACAGCCACTGGTCCTGCTCGATGACGCGGCGGAACTCATTGAGGATCAACCGCAGCGCGCGATCGGACACGTTGCGCAGGTCGCCGGTGAGCACCTCATACGGCACGTCCTGGCTGGCCGCGATGGCGAGCAGGTGGCCACGCAGGAAGTCGCCGTAGTCCGCGCCGGCGCCGGGCGGCTCCGTGAAATTCACCTCCGTATCTGGGGGCAGCTCCTGCAACGTGCCGGGTTCAAGTCCACCGATCGCGGTGCCGTCTTCGTCTTCCCCGGAGATCAGGTCGCCAACGGCATCTCCATCCTCGTTGTCCGCACTGGACTTCTTGGTGATGAAACCGGTGAAGAGGTTGGCCAAGGCCTGCCGTTCAAGCACCGCATCGTCGAGTCGATCAAGGTTGAACATACGCAGCAGCGCCGGGGCCGAACCTGGTACGCCCCGGATGGCGCCCGCACGGTTGGGTCGATACAGATGCAGCACCTGCTCGGCAGGCACACGAACCAGTTCGTTACCGTTGACCTGCAAGTGCTGGTCACCTGGATGCTCGCGGAACATCCAGTAGGCGACACGCCGGCCGATGTGATCGAACTCGATGCCTTGCCGAATCGCATTCCCGTTGCTGGCCACGCCGTTGTAGTGCTGCGGGCACTGCTCCGCTTCGATCAACTGGACCTGCAATGGCACCGGCAGTCCATCCTCGCGCCGGCGGTACCGGAGCCGGGCGAATACCTCGCCGGCTTCCTTCCATTCGCGCCAGGCCAACGCCTGCAGGCCATTCCAATCAAGCACGCCATCCGCGTCGGCGTATTTGCCCCAGCGGCGCCAGAGATTTGCGACCTGCTTCTTGTGGGCCTTGCCGCCCCAGATGGCCTTTGCCTGGATGCCGGTGGCGATGCCGTTGGAAACGCTCTTGTTGAGCGCACTGACCATCCACGGGTCGTTACGCGCCAGGTGTCGCGCCCTCGCCAGTAGCGTGGGAAGGCCCAACAGGGCGCCATTCGGCCCCAGTGACATGGGCCGGAACGTGCGCAAGCGACGTCCGTTGCCCGCAGCGCGGTAACTGCCTTCAACTGCTTCAGCCATTGCCCGTCCCCGACTGGTAAAGACGCACGACGCGTTGCCGGCGGCGCACCGGCCCGGCACCCTCTCCGACCTCCTCGCGCATTTGCTTGAGCAGCCTGCGCATCGAGTCCAGGCTCTGGTAGGTCACAGTGCGGTCTGCATAGCGGACGCTCAGCACGCCGGCCGCGATCGCCTCTTCCAGCGCCACGGTCTGTTCTTTCGTAAATGCCATTTCAGCGTCCCAAGTACTTACTGCGTATGACGCGGCGCGTTCGCGCGCGCGGCGGTGCCGCCGGCGCGGCATCGTCCGCTCTCACTTCCGGGTTGTCGTCCCATTCCGCCGCCCATGGCGGTGGCGCGGCCCAATTGATCGCTGGCACCTTCAACCACAGCGCCAGACCCTCGGCGTAGCCGCACAGGTCGAACGCCTCGTTGCGACGGTTGGCAAGGTTCTCCCAGCCCTTCGCGGTCCTGGACTCGGCCGTCAGCTCTGCGTAGAACGCCTCCGGCAACCAATCCGGGAAGTGGTAGTAGCCCGGACCTGGCTCGGCTCGTTTGACGTTGGCGCTCACGGTGTCTTTCAACCGGTCCACGTTCAACAGCAACTGCGGTACGTCGCCCTTCGATCCAGACTTGCGGTCCTTACGTTTACTGCTGTCCGGGAACGTCTCGCGGAACAGTGCGCCCTCGCGCCGCGTGTCGCCCTTGATGAGGCGAACCCGCGCGTGCAGCTTCCGAGCCTTCAGCGACCGCCAGAACTCCAGCGCGCGGACCGACGTGCCGGACTTGCCACCCCAGTCGATGCCGGTCATGCGGATAGGCATCGTGCGACCCGTGCCGTCGGCGAGCGGGTAGCGGCGGGTGATGACCTTCTCGACCAGTCGCTCCCAGTCTTCGAGGTATTTGGGTGGGTCCAGCGGCAAGAAGCCGCCAGATCCGTCCGGGCGCGTCGACGTGCGCAGCGTGAAGGAGTCCACCACCCAACGTTCAAGCTGCCCGGACTCGCCGATGCCGAAACCCAGCACCAGCACCACAAACCGATTGCCCTGCACGTCAACCGTGGCGGTGAGGAACCGCACACCTGTCGGCACCGCGCCTCTGCCCCAGTCCTCCGCACGGTTCTTCATCTCGCTGGGGTCGCTCACCGAGCGGGCAGCCATCGGCACGTAGTTAATGGCGCCGTCAACGTTGTGCGTGGTCTTCAGCGGCCGCTCTTCGCCGGTGGTGGCGAAGGTGCGCAGCGCCTGAAAGTAGCGCTCCACCAGCGACTCCCAGGACTGGTACGCTGCCGCGACGCCGCCCAGCCAGAAGCTTGCGATGCGCGCTTCGGGGCGCTCACCGGTCACCGTGCCGTCGGGGTGCACCACCTGCCCCTCTGCCGCCCAGACACCGGAGCGGTTCATGCCCTCCTTCCACCGGTGCTGTAAGCCGACTCCGCAGTGCGGGCAATGCAGCAAGGAGTAGTGCCGTGCCAGCTTCTGCACGTCGTCCACCACCACCCGCTCGAGCAGCTCCTCCAACGGCGGTAGGGCAAACCCGTCATATCCGGGCGCCGCTTGGAAACGCTCGCCGCACTCGGGACAAGGCCAGTACCAGCGCCGCCGATCTCCTCGCGCGTAAAGCGCGGCGATGCCGGCGGCTGGCGGACCCTGATGTGGGTCGCTCGGCTTCCAGGCACCGTCGGTGAAATCCGTGGCCGGGCTGGACTCAGCAACCACCATGCCGGCGGACATGTACGTCTGCGTGCGCTTCAACGCCAAGCCAAAGCACTCATCGATGGCAAGGTCACCGGTGTAGTTGTCCACGTCCGTCATCAGGACGTCGTGGATGTCCTTGCCCGATAGCACCGAGACCGACGGCCAGCCCATGCGCAGGGACATGCCCGAACGAAAGAACTTCAGCAGGATGTTGTCGTCGTGCGCCCGGGGGCTGAGCCGTGTTCGAAGCTCAGGGCTGGCGGCGATACTGCGCGAAATTCGCGTCTTGCTGTAGTCCTCCGCCGCATCCTTCGACATCTGCACGACCATGGCATCGGCCGGGTTGCACGTGATGAGATAGGCCAGACGCGCGTCGATGAGCGAGATGGTTTTGCCCGAACGCGCCGGACCGGCGAAAACCACGGCCTCGTAGTGGCGACTGCCGGTCGTGTCCAGCGGCTCGACCATATACGGGGTCGTATGCGGGTCCCACGCGCCCGCGGCACCGGCGGCGTTGGCCACCTGCAACACCTTGGCCCCTTCGCTCACCCGGATTCGCCTCGGCGGCCGGATCATCTCGGCAACGCCGAGGCGAACGCTACGCGCTGTCGCGTACGTCGTCATCGGTGATGCCCTCGTACATGGATTGGCGGACGCGGTCGCATTCGTCCTGCACCTTCACGACCTGGTCCGGCGTCAGCCCCGCTTTGCGTTCGAGCACGTCGGGCAAGGTGTCGAAGAACTGCACAACCTTTTTAACCAGGGCGGCGTAGTCCGCCTCCACCTCCTCGGCCGGCACCAGCTGGCCAATGGTCGATTCCGCCTTCAGCCGCTCGTTCTCCGACTGGTAGTAGGCCCGGCGCTCCATCGGCGGCAGATCGCGCGGGTCGACGACCCCATCGACCCCGCCGCCTGGGCCAACTGGATCGACCAGAGCGGCCGCGGCATCGGCCAAGCGGTACACGTCGTGGCCACCGCGCTTGGCCAGCGGCGGGACTCCGGCCTCCTTCAGGCGCTTGGAGGCGGTGCGCCGATCCATGCGGAACTCTTCCGCCAGCCGGCCAATCGACCAGCCTTGGGAGAATTCGTGGATGTCGGCCATGTCCTACCTAATGCACAACGTGTTATGGGCAAAAACGCCGTTTCTCCCGGCAAAAACGCGAAAAAGGCCGACTAGTGGTGGAGCATCCTAGAGGCCGAAAAACTGGAAATTACCGGGGTCCGAATTCCCCCCGGTGAATCAAACCCGGCCCCGGGGCCCCGCCCGTTCAGGTTTCTGTGGGTAACGACTGGGTCCGTGGAACACCGTCGTGGAGCGATGCCCGACACGCGTTGCCGCCAGTCCGTCAGATCAACCACCACCTTCGACGGCACACCCAGCAGCGATCACCGCTCGTCCGTTGGCCTGTCCCCTCTCATGCCACAGCCGCTCGATCAAATCTGGGTCTGCGTCGGTCGCACCAACAATTCGCGCCGCGCTATTGAAGCGCGCTGCGGCACTAGCTTGGACGGCATCGGGGGCAGCACCACCGGTGCGGGTTTGGTCATGACCATGTTCGATGGCGGAAATTCCGCAAGTGGTGAACACGTTATGAGGTAGCCACCATGCGGTGGCAGGCGGAAATCGCGGAAGTGGGAAGCCGGATCACCAAGCGGCACTTTGTAGCCGTCGGTCCTACACGCAGATAGTCGGGAAACCGTCTGGAGATCCGTGCCACCGTCACCCCACCCCAACTGGAACAACCTCAAATGTCCGATCTTCTCTGGAATCTGATCTTTACGGTGACCGCCGCAGGCGCTTCCGGGGCCGCTGGCGCGTTGACGACGCTGCTGGTCAAGGCACTTCTTCGTCGCTGGCGCGGTCGGCGGTGATCACGGCTTGGCAGGCGCGGACCTGGTCGTCGGCGTCTCGCCCGATTCGAACAAGATCGCCCT